CACGCATAAAAAAGCCCCGGCATATAACCGGGGCTGTAAAATCATTTATTCATTTTTAATAAATCAGCTAACACAACGAACGGAAAAATTAAAATACATAATAATATCAATTCTTTTTAACCTCCATAATTTCAATCACATTACTTTTCAACTCTTTTCTAATATCTGTTTTATTTAATGCGTACATTTCAATAATGCCATAATATTTTGTTTTTACCCAAAAGCGGCGCATATATTCCGCAAAAGGAATACACCAACCGGAACATTTATAAACCGGGGTTTGTGTTGCAATGTGTAAATCTTTCAACGGCTGTAAATTCCCATTATCAGCGGCAAGCAACGCCGCCGGAATACGCCCGGTTAAAATCGTTTCAAATGCGGGAACGTCCCACGATACAAATTTATAATGTGTCATAATATAACCCCCTTTACAGAACACAAAAGCGTTTATAACTTGTTTCCCGGCTGTATTCGGTGAACAAATCCGGGTATTCTTTCTTGAATCCGGTTGAATCAAAACGACTTGAAACAACTGTTTTATTTGTCGCTTTTGCCGCCCCTTCAACGTGCGTTTCATCGTTTCCCATGATTGCAAGAATATCCGATTTTATAGAATCGTTCATAGCTTGCAATTCTTCAATCAATCTTTTGTTTTCCCTGTATTCGTTACATAAACTTTCAAATCTTTTCATTTTTCACCCCTCCATAACGCTATAATCGTATTGTTTTATCGTTCCCAACGTGTACGCCGTGGGCGTTTCCCCGGTGAACCTGTCAACCGTTACAACCGGGATATAAAACGCCGTATAACGCCCGGTTTCGTTGTCGGTGCAATTATAAATTTCAAAAGCGTTCACGGCTTTTTCAAAAGATACACCGTTATAACCTTCGGAATTCTTGTTTATGTCAATTTCTAAATGCCACGGCGTAAAGGGGCGCATATTCACCGGGCAAAACAGAACGGTTAAACCGTTGTTATAAGCCGCCCGGGCTTGCTTTTTCGTGATACGTTCCCACGTTTTGCCGTTGTTCGTAAAGCTATATTTATTCATAAATAACGCCCCCATTCAATTTACAAAATTCTTTTAAAAGGTTTTCAACGGCTATTTGCTTTTCTTCAAATGGGCGTTTGTCTTCCCAGCTCAAAATAGCCCGGGCTTTTTCCTCGTATTCACTAATTTTTTGAAGCCTTGCGCCCGGCATATTTCTATAACCTGTGCAAATCGTAACGCCGTAAACCTCGTAAACGTCAAAATTCCAACCATACACGCCGCAAGTGTGCGCAATGGGTGAATGATTGTTCAGCAAATAGGACAACTCACAATACCCGGCGCATTTAACATTATAAGAACCGTTTACAATAGCTTTTCTTGTGGTTTTAACTTTCATTTTCTTTCCCTCCATTATCTGTAAAGTGTACCGTTATACGCCGCCGCTTTTTCTTGTGGCGTTGGTTTGTGTTCAAGCCCCATAAACCCGGCTTTATTCAAGCCACAAAACGCTTTTATATGTTTCCCGGTTGTGTTACTCCAACCGCCCCACAACCTAACAAGCGAACCATTTACAAGCCGCTTTATAATAGGGGTGTTGTAGCTATAAAGCGTTTCATTTCCGGCGTTGTCAATTTCGACAACGGCTTTTCCATAGAAACTTTTTTGTGTTCCGTCCGGTGCTAATTCATATCTTTTCATTTTGAAAACCTCCATATAATCTTATTTGTGTTGTTTCTTGTCTTGCTATGACTATACAATAACACTTTCAAAATTGTTTGTCAATACTTATCAGATAAAAATTTATCTTTTTTGTGTTGGCGGTTTATCTTGTTTGTGTTGTTATTGTTATTCTAATTCTTATCATACGAATTGTCAACACCTAAATTCTAAATTTACGAATTGCACCGGGCGCAAAATTCGCATTATATAGAAGGAACGCCGCCGGACACGTTCACCCACGCCGCCCGGGGTGCATTTTGCTTCAATGCACTAAAGAGGTAAAGAGGTGAGTGCCGTGTCCGGCTGATTTTCTGAAAATTTCCGTGAATTTTTGCATAGAAAAAGCCCCGGGAAATCCCGGAGCAGTTTCATAGTCGATAGTCGAAAGTCGATAGTCGCTCGGCTGATAGTCGGAAAGTCGGAGCGTGGGCGAAAGTCGCTTAGTCGCTCGTGTCCTCGTCAGAGTTGCTTGCTGAAAGTCGCTTCTGTTGGTCGCTTGCAATATAGCGTTCTCGGATTTCATCAGCGGAATAGTCGTTGTCGTTCTGCTGGTTCGGTGTGAGAACGTACTCGGTCTTGTCTTGGTAGCCATAGTTGTTCTTGCCGAGGAAGATACCAGCTACCGGGTTGACCTTGCCGGAGTTCATGTAGGATTCCCACAAATTTTCGAGCAAAAAGTACGCCTTTTTAATGGTGTCAGTCACGCTCGGCGGCAACGTGCTATAATTTCCACGCCCACCCAACGGAGCGTCATGTGTGATAGCCCACAACGTCTGTCTACTCATGCCATTCAACGCCATAGCCATACCAGCAACAGTCGGTTTCATATCAGCATTCGCATACAACGCAAAATAGTCGGAAAGTCGTTGCTGAACCTCCGATTCACTTTCCATATCAATGTTTGGCATATTGAACAGTGCCATGTTGACACTCAAGAACTTCGCATTGTCCCCAGCGTCAAGGTTGAACCCATTCGTACCAATCACAGGAGAGTTGCCACCCCTCGGTTTACCTTTCTTTTTAGGCTTTGTCTCTTTCTTTCCAGTAGTCGCAACGGCTTTCGTTCCGACATTCTCCTCGCTGGAAACAGTCTCCTTAGTCGCAACAGTCTCCTCGGAACTGTCTGCTAACAGCTTATCTATATCCATTTCAGTCTCCTTTCTTCTTATTCTTATTGCAGTAGTAGAAGTAGTTGAAAATCGGTTTTTGCGTATAACTTCTTTATATAGGGATTTTTCTATATAGAGGAAGTTACACGCAATACCTTGAGAACAGCTACTTTAACTACTGTAATAATAAGAATAACTCGTTCTTATGAAAAGATTGTTTTTCAATCCTTTTCAGATAGTTTGGTAAATGTCGTTTTTGATAAATACTTATCTGTTTTGTGTTAAATGAAGTTTTTGCTCTCGTAGTAGTCAATCACTCGCTTAACTTCAACCGATTTCAGCACAACGATTCTGTAATCTTTGCCGCAGTTCCTCTTAACCCAAAAGTCGTGTGCGGCTTCTTCGATAGAGCTGTAAGTGAGCATTTTCGTCTTGCTGGTACGCTGGTGAGGAGGACGGTATCGGTAGTCTGTGCCATACAAAAACTTCCCGGTCTTAATGTTCTGAATCGCAAACATCGTCTACCTCCTTATCAGTACCTCCGAACGCTTCTTTGATACATCTGCCGAACTCTTTGAGAGCCACACCAGCAGAGTAGGCGGCAAAGTCGAAGGTCTTCTCAATCTCGGGGTAACGACTGCGGACGTATTCAGCAAGTATGTCGTTTCGTGTCTTCATTTCCCAACTCCTCCTCGAGAATCTTATCAAGCTCCCTCGTGCTAACAGCTTTCATGTAGGTGTGCGGAGCTTTGACGGTAGATACTTTGATTGCACTCTCGGCAATACGAGCCTTGAGACGTTCCAGCAGAGAAGCGTTCTCCACCTTGACACCGTGATTGAAAAGTCGTATCTCGTCCTTCTTGAGCCATTTCTGCCACTTACCACAAGCGGAGCAGTAAAGCCCGGTCTGATTGCCGTGTTCCTCGGTGAAGAACTCCTTGCCACCACATTTGCAAACCATATTCATAACAGTGTCCTCCTTATTCGCTCGCCTTGAAATTGTACACAGGCTTGATGATGTTCACGACCTCTACGGTGTCCGCAATATTGGCAATGATTTCCTCCATCGTCTTGTAAGCCATCGGACTTTCATCAATGGTGGAACGACTGACAGATGTGGTGAAGATACCCTTCATGGAATCCTCATACTCCTCGAGAGAAACCAGCTCTTTCGCCTTACTGCGGCTCATTACTCGACCAGCACCATGAGGAGCTGAACAGTTCCAATCCTCATTACCCTTGCCGATACCGATGATACAACCATCACGCATATTGATAGGAATGAGGAGCTTTTCACCAGCTTTCGCAGAGATAGCCCCCTTACGAACCATGTTCGTCCCGAACTCAATGTAGTTATGGACAGTCTCGAACATTGGCAAATCCCAGTAGGCAATGTCACTTCCGAACAAAATGCTGACGATTCGATTTGCGATTTCATATCGGTTGGTTGCCGCAAAATGCTGACACGCTTTCATGTCGTGGAGATAATCTTCTCGGTGCTTTCCAGTGAGGTAGCACAGCTCCTTCGGAATCCCGAGAGGGTTCGGGGAGAACTTTCTATGAAGCTCGGCAATCGCTTTCTGAATTTCTGCTTTACGCCCTTGCGCCTTATAGTCAGCAATCAGTTTCTCTTGCATAGCAATGAGTTCGTCCTTACCTTGCATAGTTTCAATGGCAAGGTTCTGATAGTATTCGGCAACCTGTTTTCCCAAATTGCGGCTACCAGTATGAATCACGAGGTACTTCACACCTTCGGAATCTGTGTCAATCTCAATAAAATGGTTTCCACCTCCGAGAGAACCGATGGAACGAACCAGTCGTTCCGGGTCTTTGAGTGCCTTGTAGCACCGAAGATTTTCAATTACCTCGGTAGGATAAACAGGGGTCTCGTTCACCTCACGACCACTCGGTACATTTTCCCGGATAGCCTTATCAAGATAATCAAAATCAATGTCAATTTTACCCAGTTCCACGGTCAGCATACCGCAACCAATGTCAACGCCAACGATGTTCGGAATGACCTTATTCCCCAAATCAGCCGTAAATCCAATGACACAACCAGCCCCAGCATGAACATCGGGCATGATACGAACCTTGCAATCTGCGAAAGCTGGCTGTTTGATAAGGGTGTAAATCTGATTCAGAGCCGTAGGCTCAATATTATCAGTAAAAATCTTTAAGTCGCTCATTACAGCACCTCCTTCAATTTCAAACCACAATAGGTTGCATAACCACTCGAGGTCGATTTCCTGTCGAACCATTCCGGGTGACGCTCCATTTCAGAATTGAACTTACGAGCCGACAGAATATAAGCACCCTCGGACTTCGCCCAAATCTTGAAAGCGTTGTACAGGTCTTTCGCCTTGATAACGGTTGGCGAGCTTTCCTCCGGGACACGCTCACAGCGGTTCTCAAGGAACTGCAATACGAGGTCGTTATCACGCTCGTACTTGGTGACAACCGATTTCAGACTGCCGCTCATTGCAAGTCCATGTTCCTTGTAGTGGATATACCCACGCACCAGCCACATGAAAATGCCGCTCATGCTGGACTGCTCACACAGCTCGTCCTTGAGGTGAGTGTCCTGTTCCTCCGGGGAGAAGTGGCGGTTGAACTCTACCACCTTGATACGCTCGGAAGCGAACAGGGACTTGTCAGTCACCATCGGAAGGTCATTACAGGAAAGCCATAACGTAAATTGCGGCTTGAATGTGATTGCCGACTGATACAGCGCACGAGCGGAGATTTCCTCGCCGCCTGTAAGCTGTTTGATTTTCTCCTCGTCCAGCTTGCCGTATTCGTTGCTCTCGGACATTGTGACGAAGCGTTTGCCCTTCAACCCGGCGAGGGTAGGGCTGGCGGCTTCTGCGTCCTTCTGACGGTCTCCTCGGCAAATCATACCGACCGGGGCAACCTTGGCATAGTCACCGAGCATAGTCTCGATGGTGTTGAGCAGAGTAGACTTACCGTTACGAGTGGTCTTACCATGAAGAATGAACATACACTCCTCATTGCTCATACCCAACATGGAATAACCCAAAGCTCTTTGAAGGAAGTCTGCCTTGTCCTCGTCATTCTGTGTGACCTCTTTAATGAACTTCTCCCAGCGTTTACACTTAACCGTCTTGGAGATAGTGTGACTAAATGCTGTCTGCATGGTGAGAAAATCGTCCCAGCTATGTTCCCGGAAGGAGAAGTCTCGAAGGTCGTATGTACCATTGAGACAGTTAATGAGATAGGGGTCTGCGTCAAACTGCACAGCAGAGATACGAAGCTCTCCGGTAGCGTCCTTGAGGATTCTGTCTCGCATACGCCTGTCACCCATCTTATTGACGAACCCGGTGTAGGACTTTCGGGTATCATCGTCCTCGATTTCTCCACAGTAAAGAATCATCAGACGGACGAAATCTTTAATCTTCTCGGACACAAGAATTGCTCCCTCGTCCTTACGCCATGCTCCCTCGTGATAGGTGTACCAGCTTTTGTGTTCCGGGCAGTAGCGAGCTTCGTGAGAATAGAGCAAGCCAAACAGGTTTGCCATACCCATTTCAGACCACTCAAACCCGGAGCTGGTCTCGTCTGCTTTCTCGGGGTGATACTGCTTAATCAGATACATCTTCGAGGATAAGTCCTCGTCCATAATGATACGACCGTTGCGTGTCTCGAAAAGCTCTTGCATTACTTATCACCTCCCAGCAGAGTAATCGCCAAATCAATAAGGTCTGACAGGCGGCAACGGATTTCATAGAATCCGAAAGAGTGTCCGTCCTCATAGGCACGATTCCAAATGGCTTCCGCTTTCTTGCGAGAGAGCCTGTGACCCACCTCATACTGAATCTTTTCGATAATCAGATTGTAGACGGAATCTCGAGCCTTGTTCTTCTCGGTGTTGAGCCGAGCGACTTCACTCTGATACTTCTTGTTATTCAATTCGACCTGTTCTCTGTTCCATTTCACAGACTGGTCTTCATCGAAAATATGATTGCCGGGAACTTTTTGCAACCCAACCGGGCGGCACGACATTCGGTTCATAATGTCGAACTCATTCTGAATGTCTTCCCAGCTCATATCAGCTCCTTTACCCATATCTATCACCTCGCCATTACCTTATTGAGAAGGTCTTCATAGAGGTGCTTGTAAAGATTCCTCTCGACCGTTACGGAGTTGTCAACAGGCTCACTCTCGTCCATAGGAGCGGCGATACCGAGTGAGCAGAGGATTCCGGCATTGACACCCTCCATTTCCTTATCGGTACAGGTACGGACGAAATCGCCCAGCCTGTCCTTATTGACCGTGTAGATGGTCTCACACAGAGCGGTTGAAGGAATCTTGCACAACACCTCTGCATGAGTAGGCATGAGACGCTTTTCCTTGGCGGTGAGATAGACCACCTCGACAACATCTGCGTGTTCGTTCAATTTATCAGAGGAGACAACGATTGCTGGTCTTCCCTCTGTATTACTCGGGTCTGTGGCGTAGCACTTGGAGTTGGAAATGTAAAAAATATCTCCTCGCTTCGCCGGGACGTTCTTATTCATGTAATATGCCATTACTTCTTACCTCCCATAACTGCGATTGCACATTTCTGTTTGTCCTCCAACCACCACGAACACTGCTCGGTTACGCAGAAAACAGGCTGTGTGCCAATTTTCACGGTGTTATTCTCGTCTACGACAGTGTTAGTCGTGAGGAGAGGACAGATTTTGTTCTGTTCCATTTTCTGATAACCTCCTATATTTTCCGCAGTAACACTTTGAGGATTTGCACCTCAAAGTGTAGCGGCATTGATTATGTAGAGGGCAAGCGTGGCAGACACATCTTTTCTTACAGTCTTCACATCTTGTCTGCACGACATTCACCTCCGTTCTTTATTGAACTCGCCCCACAAGGGGGCGAGATTTTAGGATAAGAGAAAGACCGGGCGAACGCCATTAGAATTGGAAGCGCTGCCGTAGCCCGCATGACCGGTGTTGCCGGCACGGGCGAAATAGGAAGCGGAATCCCCAACTTTGTTCTGCAACCAGTACCATTCCCATGTACCTGTCTCCGAGCCTTGGAAAGCGATACGCTCACGGCGGTTCTCCATACCGTAGAAACGTCTCACAGATACAGGCTCGTCCTCACCGTAAGGGTTCTCTCCGAAGATTTCACGCTCGGTAGGAATACGGAGCATATCAAAACAGTTCGTCTGACCTACTCGCATACCAACCATACGACCTTTGATTTCCTCCGGGAAGCTCTCGAAGATTTCGCCGTTCAGCTTCTTGCGAAGGTCAGAATGTTCGTAGTCAACCTTTTCGGCTCTGCCGGGATTCTCGAACATTTTCTGCTCGTCCTTGAGACAGTCAACAGTGATGAACAACATACCGTTCGGGGTCTCACGAATGGCTTTCGCCTTAACCTTTTCCCCTGTGGTGAGTGTGAAGGAGATAATGTCTCCCAGTTCAAACAGTTCGGTGTCAATAGTCATGTTTCTCATAACTTCCATGATAAAATCCTCCTTAATCTTTATTGGATAAGTTTTTGCCTTGCTGTGATTATAAGATAACACATACAAGATTGAATGTCAATACCTAAAAGATAAATTTTTATCTTTTCTGTGCAAGTTATCGTCTTCTATGTTTAAGTGCTTTTCGCACTCCCTCGGAGCGTTGCTCGTATAGCTCACTGAACCGCCTATGTTCCTCACGAATGACTTTCTTTTCTTCCTCCCACAGTGCCTTTTCGTATAGGTACTCGGGACATACACCGTGACAGCCGGGGTGTCGCTTCGGAGCAACGCAGTCCTTACAGCATTTAATCTTCATCGCTTGTACCTCGTGACGCTGTTGCAGATAGTTCGCAGTTCGTTCCTATCAAGAGGTGGGTCACAGGCAACCGTATTGGCGTACAACAGCTCCTCGTAAATCTGTGACTTGGAGTAGCCTTGATTGTGGAGCATACCAGCGAGGGAGGTGAGACAGATATTGCGGCTTCCGTCCGGGATTCTTGGATATACTGGACGGAGCTTTACACGCCCATTTACGACAGGTTCTTCCCATACCGGGGCGTATATCTTGTCTCGCCCAACAACCACCTTATCGGAGGTCTCTCGAGCTTCCGGGAAGTATTTCTCCACAACATAATCAATCGCTTCTTGGTTCTCGATGATTTCTCGGTAGAGAAGGGTGTTCCCAGTCATAATGAAGTAGCGAGCCGCCTTGTAAATCTCCACGCCAGCAAGATTGTTCTTGCCCTTGAAGGGGAGAGTTCCACGGAGTAGGATATGGAATCCACGCCCACTCCGGGATTTCTCCGTATAGCTGTGGCACTTACCGACAATATCAGCCCCGAGGACGCTCATAAGACCGTCTTCATCGTACCCCTCGTCAATATCAATCCCGACATACCCATTGTCCGCAAACACGAAACCACAGTAGTCGTAATAGTGCTGGTTGTACGATTCGAGAGCAGTCTCGAAATCAGACCATGTTTCCGGGTTGGTGGAGGAAGCGGCTTCGTTCTCCCATGCTTTCATAGGGACTTTGCTTCCATCATTCGCACACACCCACTGGTCGAGTTTCTTTAATTCCTCGGGAATATTGTCATAGTAAACCACGCCGCTTTGCCACCTTTCTTTCCAGCTCATTTACGAGCTTCCAAATGCTGTCCTGTGAGATACCTTTGGACTTCGCCAACTGATAGATATTGTCCGGGACGGTATCGCCCTCACGATAGATATACAGGAGCATTGCTCGGTCATTATCGGAGAACGACTTGAGTGCGCTGTCACACGCCGCCCAGTTATGTTTGTCTGCTTCCGAGTGGAACTTCGGTCTGTCATGTCGAGCATAGAATCGCAGACAATGATTCACATACTCGGAGTAGAAAGTTCGGCTCATTTACTTGCCCTCCTTCATTTCCCCATACATGGAACTCAACTGGGCTTTTTTCGCTGTCTTTTTGACCTCGACACCCTCGAAATACCACTGGTTATCAATGCAGATAGGGTAGTCCGGGTTGTCAGATTCCACCAGCTTACCAGTGTCAATGATATGCTGTGCCGCAGACACGGAGAGGTTGTTCTTTACGAAGTCCTTCCCGGTGCGGAGCAGAGCGTTCACTCTGCCGTTGACGTTCTTCAACTTATACATTGTGTATAACCTCCTTAAATTCGTTATTCAGAGCTTCCACATCGACATTGCAAAGCTCCTTGAGTTTGTAGCGTTCCGGGTAGGTATCGTCCATTTCGTAGACCTCCCTCATGTGAATGTGTTCCTTCAACATATCCCGGTAGAATCTCTCGAGACGCTTCTTACCGAACCCGAGGTAAACATGAAGCGTCCACAGCACCATTGCGTCAATGTCGAGAGAATAGGCTTCGTCATGCTCAAGAATCTGTTGGTCGATTTCGTGGATTGCCGCCGCTGTCGCTCTTTCCTTGGCTGACTTCTCCGCATGAGAGACCATGTGGTCGAAATCACTGACTTTCAGATTCAGAGTGGGTTCTTTCTGTACCTTTATTCCGGCTTTCTTCTGCCTACGCCGTTCAGCTCTGTTCATTACCCACACCTTCCTTCAAGAGCGAACCATAAGGGAGGGTGAGAATCCAATCGCAGAACATACGCCACTCGTCCAGCTTGTGACCTCTGCGATATTCCAGCATATTCAGAAGGTTTTCGTAGGTCATAGTGACCGTTCGCTTCTGATTGAAAGAGGAGGGTAAAAGCTGAATCATGTTCCACCAAAACTGCTTACGCTCAACATCGGTGAAATCACCCTCACTCACGAGCCTGTTGTAATCGTTGTACCAGCCACGATTGTTGTTAAGCTCGTTAATCACAACACCGAGAATCGCCTTGCTCGGCTCGTCCAAATGCTCACAGGAGAAGTCCTCGAAGGTGAACTCCTTTGCCTGTATCTTGTGCATGGTGGAACAGCTATTAGCTGTCGTGCCGACCTTGTATGTATCGAACTCCTTCCACCAGTAGAGAGGAGCGGTAATATCCACCGATACGAAAATCTGACGGAGGAACTTACGGTGAGGTGCGCCGCCATGAATGAGCCGGGTCATAAGGTCAACGTCATTTTCCCCGAGACACATCTTGTCACCGTCAAATACGGTGTCAGAGCGTTCCCAGCTATTGAGAGGATTTCTCATGCCACGGATAGCGTGTTTGATTCCCCATACCTCAATCTGTTCAAATTTAATCATCGCTCATTCCTCCTTAATAGCGGTTCTTGGCTCGAGACAGGCTTGCCATCTGACGCTTCATCATGTCCTCGTAAAACTCGTTGCTCGGGTTATCCACCTTGTAGCAAGGGCGGTCTCCGAAGAACACACAGTAGGTATCTGTGGTCTTTTCATGTACGATGGTGGTGTATTCCTCGGTCATAGCCGAACCAGCCATAACAGGCTCACCAGCTTCGGTCACATCGAACCCGGTACAGGTGCTACCCCAAATCTGTGAGAAACACTCAACACTGAAATCGAGGTAGACTTTCTTGCGACTATCATTCTCCTTAATCTCGGCAATCTTCTGAACGAAGTCCGGGTCATGGGCGAGAGCCTGTTGTGCCTTATAGAGCAGAAGCTCCAAATTCGGGATTCTTGCCACCATACCTCACACCCCCTCTACATGAGAAGCGAGCATATCGGCTTGGTGTGTCCACAGAACATTTGTATATTTATGCACTGCTCGTGTATAATCGTTCCATTCGGACTTATCGCAGAACGCTCCCATGTGATAGCGAATACACATGATTTCCTCCTCGGTGAGCTTGAAATACTGTGCCAGCACCATAACCGACTTATCACCGTGACCCTTGAGCAGAGTGTCCGTAGCGTATTCCCACTTGGAATCGTCTCTGATTTCCTCGCCGCCGAGAGTTTCAGCAATGACCGGGTGCTGATAGTTGTCCATCTTGCAGAGGTCATGGAACATACCAACCAGCAGAGGTGAGCGGGGGTTCTGCCAGTCAAGACGGCAATCCTCTGTGAGCTTCTTGAGGTAGCGAGCTACCATGTAGCTGTGGTCGAATAAACCACCCTCATAATTGCCGTGATACTTGGTGCTTGCCGGAGCAGTGAAGAACCCCTTATCCAACAGGTCTTTCTTGACCTCCGGGGGAACAATGTCACCCATGAGGTTATTGAACTTCTCAATACGTTCTGCCAGTGTCATACGTCACCCTCCTGTCTGTGAAGACTGCGCTCTGCTTCAAAACCGTTCGGGTAGCGGTTGCGAAGCTTGTCTACGTTCATCTGTAACACCGTCTCGAGGTCGTAGCCGATAGCGTGGGCGGTAACTGCGAGATACCACGCCACATCGCCCAGCTCTTTTGCGAGGTGAGCTTTGTCCAGCTCGTGACCTTGGAAGCGGTACTTCTTAACCATATCAACACACTCGCCGGATTCACCACAGAGACCCATAACGCCATTGAGAAGAATCTCGTCATTGTTCGGGTGGTTCATGCCAGCCGCAGTGCGGAGAGCTTCGGTCTGATACTCATTGATAGTCATGCTTTTTCCTCCTGTGATTTCGCCAATTCGAGATACTTCTTCAAGTACCAATCGGCTTTCTTAATGTCCTCGACACCATTCTTATTCCTGTGTCGGTAAATGTATTTGAGAGCATTGCATACACAGAAGTCCTTCGTAGCTTCCACGCCCTGTGTCTCGAGCATTACCTCAATGCACTCGAATTTCCCGGTCTCATAATGTGCCGGGTGATTGACATTATCTGTCATGCGACACCTCCTATTAAAAATCCGGGAGAGGAGCTTGCCCCTCCCGGCTGATTGCTTAACCCAACAGTGCGTCAATATCCAGTCCAGTCTTAGCCGGAGCAGAAGCGGTCTGTGTCTTAGGTGCGGCTGTCGGAGCGGCATTGTTACCAGTGCCGAGAGTGAGCGCACGAGCGACAGGCTCGGTGTCGAAACCATCTGCCGGAGACTTGTCCCCGAGGTTTGCGAAAGTGACTTCCTTGTTCGGGTCTTTGTTGCTCGGAACTTTGGTGTGAACAACCTCTGCACGAATGTAGTGATTGATAAGCTGTTCGGGGTCAATGTCTTCCATCGTGTAATCGTTCATAGCCGTCTTAGCGAAGTAGGAGAAAGCGTTCAGAGCCTTTTCGTTGTACTCGTCATTCTTATCCTTGATAGAGAAACGCTCGGTGTGGGTTGCGCCCTGTGCGTTTACCAGCTTGATTTCGATACGACCGAAATCCTCGTCATAGGTTGCGTCATAAATGCGGAAAACGTATTCTCCCTCCGGGATAATTACAAAACCGCTCGTCATAGGGATTCTTGCCATTGTAGTGTCCTCCTTAAAAAATTCCTTTTTTCGTACTGTTGGTGAAGAAGATTTCAACCAACTTCCATGCCTGTTCCTCGGTGAAACCAGCCTTGATATGGCTGTCATACATATTGTGAAGCTCGATAGCGAGTTCATCGTACTTCTCAACCTTGAGAGCTTCCTCACGCCGTTCCTCGAGAGCTTTCATTTCCTCGGTCTGCTTCTTATGCAGTTCCATGACCTGTTCGGTCAGTTCCTTACTGTTTGCCATGAATTTATCCTCCTTAAAATTTGTCGAAATGCTTATCGAAGCTCTTTCGGGTCTTATTCATACCCATTACACTTGCGATAACCATGATGATGTAGAAGACAACGGCGATGATTTCCGGCAAAAATACCAGCCACCACGACCACGAAATCACACCGAATACCTTCAACAGAACGAAAATGATTGTCAGAATTTCAGTAAAGCCCATAAATTTATCCTCCTTATTTAACCGTCATGCGGTAGGTTTCAGATTTCTTGCTGTACTTGTCCAGCAAACCGTCAGCTTTCAGAGCGTCCTTATCAATGCTGGTTGTTTCAGAGCGAGATACCGTCCAGCAGTAGGTAGAACCCTTGACCTCGACCTTTTTATCACCGTCACGGAACTGTCCCATAGCGTGTTCCTTGATAATGTCATTGATGGTCTTGAGACGCTTCTCCTTGTCTGCTGTGGAAGCAGAAATCTCGTCCAGCTCCTTCTTGAGACCTTCGGCTTCTGCAATCAGAGCTTCAATGTCAGTCTCGGGAGACAGGGTGTTGGTGCGGAGTGCCGCAAGGATTTCAGCGTCCTTCTTCTCGTCATACTCCGGGGAGATACCAGTATCGACATAATCAGCCCACCACTGCTCAACAGCGGCTACCTTGTCTGCGAAGTCCGGGTAACGCTCGGAGACCTTGAACTCAACAGTGATGGTGTTGCTTGCTGTCGGCTGATATGCCGCCGGGTCTTTGTAGTCCTTCTCGTCAAGGAAGGAAGCAACCATAATCACATCGTCCACACCGTACAGGTAAGCGTACAATGCCGCCTGTAATGCGTAATATTCAGGAACATCGTTCTGCCAGTCCTCCGCACGTTTTGTGGTCTTCATTTCGAGAACAGCTTCGATGGTCTTACCATCTTCACCCTTCATCAGATAGTCCCACATACCGCCGAGGTGCTTACTCTCCGGGAAGAAATCTCCCCATGTCTTACTGAAATAGTCCTCGCCCCAAATGTCAGAAGGACGAACAATGTCCATGCCGTAGGACTGCTCCATGTAACGAGCCTGTTTCGGTTCGATGGTCTTACCAGCAACCGTGTAGATAGTGTCCTCGAAGGGCTTCTCATAGGTCTTGGTAATTGCACACCACATTTCAAATGCGGTACTCCACGGATTCAGACCGAGGATAGTAGCGAAGCGAGTACCTGTGATTTTCTTGGTTTTCTTGGGAGGGGCAATCTGAATACGATTGCCCTCGAGCCACTTAATGTCTGCCATTACTTAGCCCCTCCTTCCAGCATTGCGGTAATCTTCTGAATCAGCGTCTCGCAATCAGACTTGGAAATCTCCGTGAATCCCTTGGTCTGTACTGCGATGTTCGCAATCAGTTCCTCCTTGCTCGGGTCAGCGTCCTTGAGCTTCTTGAGAACTGCTTTCAGACCCTTAATCTGTAAAGCGGAAGCATTGTCAGCCGGAGCAGTCAGATTCTCCTTCACTTCCTGTCTCTGCTCGGGAGTAGCCGGAGCTTTCTTCTCTGCCGCCGGAGCGGAAGTAGTCTCACCCTTGCCGAGATTTGCGTCAATGGAATCGCTCTCGCAAATGTCCAGCGCAATCATATACAGGTAACGGCGCATATAGGTGATGGAAGAACCGAGAGCTTGCATTTCGTTTGTAGCCTGTTTGCCAGCGTTGCTCACGATAGGAGCAATCTGATTGAACGGAGCAACGAACGGTACAGATTCTTCCGGGTTGTCGGTGTTGATGATGTTCATGGTTGCAACATCAGCGGTGAAGTTCACCACAGGGATAAGACCAACCTCATTGAAAATGCGGATAGCGGTCGGTACAATGTCCTCAAGCTCGAAGTATTTGAAGGACAGGTGCATATTCTTTCCTGTCTTCTCCACGTTCGCTTCAAGGAACTTTGCCCTTGCAGTAAGGAGCTTCTGATATACATTTGCGGTCTTGGTAGTAGTTGCCATTTTCTTTGTCCTCCTTGGCTTTTTAGTTTTTTCGGGTTTGATACCCTTGAAATCGTCAACTCGCTTTTTCGCCATTGCGATGTAGAAACTTCTGTCTACTTCGTCAATGGAAAGCTCGTTATCGTTGTCGATGATACAGTGTTCCGGGAGAGAATCTATTTTCGCTTCGGAATCGTCCTCGGCTTTCACCTTGAAGATTTTTCCGTATCTCTCGTCCGCTGTGGCGTACACTCTGTTCACCTTCTGAACGGACTGCTTTTCACCGTCCACCACATGATAGGCTTCTCGGTACTTCGCCCCGGCTTTGGCGATAATCTGAAACTGGAAAATATCATCGCAACTATTTATGGTGTCTTCGACAGGTGTTCCGTTTACAAAGAACTCCTTGAGGGCGGTAGCCACAATCACACAGGAGTTATTGATATTGAAAGCACCAGCCGGAGCGATACCCTTCACGAGATAGCCGCCTTTGGCTTTTGCTTTGCCGCCCGGCTGAACCTCAACGTAGTTGTTTACGTCTTTCTGCGCTATCTTGACAACGGTATCTTCCTCGAGGTCAAAGCCTGTACGAGACTGCCATTCAGCACAGATAGCGGTCAGTGTGTCGTAGTCCTTCTTATCGCACTCGACCATGATACCGTCCGTGTTGAGCTGGACAATTCGCAGTCCTTCAATCTCTTGGTAACAATGCTCTGCAAGTTCCAGTAGATATAACTGCCCGGAAATGCAGACCGACCTACCCATGAGAGGGTCGTAGAGGTCGTTGTACTGATTCAGCAAGCAACCGTAGGTGGTGTTGCAAACCAGTTTCAGAGCGTTCGCCGTATGCTTATCACCAGCGGCTTTCGCTTTCATTCGGCGGTCGAGAATGTCCTCGTAAATCTGCGGAGACGGAATGTTTCTGCTCGTGTACCCATTGATGGTGCAGAGGTGTGGATAGTAGCTTCCTACGTCCTCATTCCAAATTCCTCTATTCTCGGTTTCCTCCCAAAAGAAGTTAGGGATTGCACCGTGAATACCACCATACCCGAGTGTCACAGGACACTCACCGATGTTCAGATTAAACTTACCTTTGAAAAGCTCACTGTCTGAAATAGAGAGGTCATACATTCTATCGAAGAAAGCGAAAACCTCCGGCGGTATGTACTCTTTTCGCAGATTGTCCGGGTACACATACTTGCGTTCATCATCGTGTGGCTTCTTGGTAGCTTTCAGCATTGCCGCAGTCAGTTTGGCGTTCGTCATACCCATTGCCTTGACTTCATCGAGACCAGCCAGCCGACCGAGGTTGATTTTGTTCTTCAAGTAGTCCTTACGAATGTCAATCAGTCTCTCGGCGGTATCAACGTCATGTTTACAGTAGAACTCCGTCTCGGCTTTTTCCCCCGGGGTGAGAGGACGGTCAATATCAAACGGTACGCTGGATTCTTTAACCGACATACCGAGGTGTCCTTCGATAGCTTTAAGGGATAGACCCTGTTGCGTATCGTCTCGAATATCCACATTACTGAAACGGAAGTAGATACCATCGAGAAGCGGACAATGCCAGCCTTGCCCTCCGGCAATGATGAAATCGTTGACCTTTTTAATTTCCTCCGGGGCAAACCCGGCGGCAATCGCTTTGATGATGTACTGGTCGTAGTGTTTCGAGTTGAAACCGACATAGATACAATCATCGGACAATGCCATTTTCAGAGCTTCATTGTCGTTCCAAATACAGGTGTAAACGCCTGTTTCCTTATCCTTGAGGGTTACGAGCCAGTCATAGGCGAAGACCTCACAGTCATAAGAAATCAATCGCATGGGCTTGTCCCTCCTTCCTTTACGAAGTAACAACCGTTCTTTCGATAGGTCGTACATCGCTTCTTATAGGACTTCACGAGGTAAGCTATATCGTCCACGAAATCGTAAGCGATAGGGTCTGACTTGCCCTCGAAGGTACGAGCGATACGCCCGATACTCTGTGTCACCACAGCGTAGTCCTTCTGTGGAGTGGTGAGGTACAGACGCTCCAACCGTGGTACGTCCAGCCCTTCCTTCGCCAGTGAGTATGTAGCAAAGAGGTATTTCTTCTCGCCACTCCTCATATCTTCAAGAGCCTGTTCTCGTTCAGCCTTGCCCTTTTTGGTTGTCATTTTGCCGCTTATCATCACAGCGTCCTTCTGCATATCAGCCGGGAGAAGACTTATAAGCTCCTCGAGATGGTTTAACCTGTCCGACAGAATCAAAGAAGGTCTCTGTTCAATGGAATCTGCAATAAGCTGATTCCGGGCGGCGTTTTCGGTAAGATAGGTAATGAGCTTGGTGTAGTTCAGCGTTCCGTCCGTGTTAAGGGCTTCTCGGCTTATCTGCACCCCTGTACCAACAGGGTAGATACCTACCTTCATAATCTTGTCAGCCACAGCTTCGTCCGGGACTTTGTAGGCAACCTCACCAACAAGGGCGTAGGTAGCTTTAATCATTCCATCTGACCTGTGTACCGTTGCTGACAGACCGTATTTGTGTCGTGCCGATAAACTGTTCAGCACTTTCTGATACTGTGTCACGGCGGTAGGACTGCCGCTGACCCTGTGTACCTCGTCTGTGATTATGCAATCCCAGTAGTCCCGGTACTGTGCGAGGTCGAGCTTGCACATCGTCTGAATCGTGGCGAAGGTGATTCCCTCACCGAGATTGACTTTTCCTTCCGTGATAGTACCCATGAGGTCTTCGCTCATATAGAGCTTGGCTCGTTCCTTACTCTGTTTAATAAGGTCGAGAGTGTGGCAGAGCCATAATGTACGCCGTCCCAGCCTTGCGGCGAGGGCAATACCCATCTGCGTTTTACCGCTTCCGGCGGCACTCTGTAATATCCCATACTGGGCGGCTACCATCGCTTGTACGGCGGTTTCTTGGTAGTCATAGAGTGGAACATCAGCGTTATAATTCACCTTCACAGGGGCGGCAAATTCGCTCAAGAACAGTGCCTTATCGGATATGTCCTTCGGTAGTAGCCGGAGTGTTCCAAACGGAAGTACCAGCGTTGTTCCTCGGGTCTCATAGAGTGACAGGACTTTCGGCGTGTTGCCGAGCCATAAGTTCATGCGAGATTTTTTCGCATATTCCGGGTTTGGTATGGTGAGATTCCTCTTGCACCACAGCACCATTTCCGTGGTAGGGTTCTCGACTGTCAGTGTGTTTGAGACTTCAATCAGCATTTCTTCAACCACCTTTCCAGTGGCGTTCCATACTCTCGAATGTCTGTCAGATTTAGAGCTGACTTCTCATAGGAGAGAGCCACCATTGAAAAGTGAGGAATCATAATGATTTCATCTTCAACCTTGAGTGCGAACCAGCCCTCGCCATTTCCACAGGCTTTCCATGTTTCCATAGCAAAGTGCTGATTTTCTTCCACTCTCGAGAGAGGGAATCGGTTGTTTGAACACACCTTACAGTCAATGAGGTACGCCGTTTTGCTTTTAACAGCGATAACATCTGCTGGTTGCCCGGCGGCGTTCTGCGCCATGTTGTGACACCAAAATCCGTGCTGGAACAGTAGCTCACAGAACTCGGTCTCAAAACTGTTACCGATTTTTCGGTTAGTAGCCATGTTCTTTCAGCACCTCCTTGACGGTCGAGTGAACGTCTTTATCGTCCACATAACTGTCAAGGTCTCGAATGAGTTCTGAAAGCTGTTCTATCTGATTCTGATAGTAATTCGCACAGTCCATACCCATGTGCTTATCAATCAAATCCTCAAAATCCTTCGGGGATAGGATTGTTTCGGGTCTGCCGTTACTTAGCGTCAGCATTTGTGGCATTTACATTCACCTCCTGTTCATACTTTTGCATGAGAGCAAGAACGCTCTCACTGTATGAGGTGGATTTGATACCGTTTTCCCATGCTTTCTTAGCACCGTAGTCACCCATGTTGTATGCCATCAGAGCTAAACCGTAGTCATTGTAGTTCTGAATGTACGAACCAATAACCTTGATTCCGCAGAAGACATTCTGATATGGGTCAAGCATATCTGCTGTTCTGTATTCCTCTGCCAGCCATTCGTGATTGATGGTGTTAATCTGCATGAGACCGTAATCCCCGGTCTTACTAACCACTTCCGGGTTGAACTTGCTCTCTTGGTCTATCATTGCGATAATGAGTGACACTGGAACATTTTCGTCCGCACACACCTCGTAGATGTATCTCTGCAAGCTGTGTGAAAGTGGTACATCGAAATATGTAACTTCTTTGGCAACCGGGAGGGAATCGGCTTCGTAGGAAGGAACTTCAACCGTCTCCGTTACGGTAACTTGTTTCTTCGGAGCGGTAGCTCGTCCTACGACAAGACCACCGATAAAGCCAATCAGTACCAGCGTACCGATGATGATATATGCTTGAATCACAGCGAGTTTATGTCTGTTGATTCTTTTTGTTTTCGTTCCTCTACATTGCGTAGCCATTTCTGAAAATCCTCCTCATTCTTAGGGTCTGCGTAAAACTTTGTGATGATACCCACTAAGGGTCTTGCGAGGTCATTTACCTGTATTTCCGACAGGTTCATTCATTCTCACGTTCCTTGAGAATTTCCTCGCAAACAGCGAGAATCTGCTTTGCCTTGGGATAGGTATAAACCCCTCGGAGAATACTTGACATCATAGGCGGCTGAACTGCATAACCTCGCTTCTGCAATTCCAGTATCATGTCTACCTGTGTCATTCCCACGTTTGCCATTCTCTCTTTAATGTCCACGAATCTCTTACCTCCTTCACGATATAAATTCTTGAAATCAGAATTGCCATTGACAAATAGGCGAATTATTGTTATTATTCTTATAAGACCATCAATAACTATAACTTCCCGAAAACTGCCATTTTCGAGAGGTCACTTTCTTATTGTCAATTCGCATTTTCCGAACTTCATGTTCTTATTCTAATTCTTATTATGCGAATTGTCAATAGGAAAATTTGGTTTTTACGAATTTATTTTTTGCAGAGGAGGAATCACTATGACATTCGCAGAGAATATCAATCGTATCTGTGCTGAAAAAGGCACGAATCTGACCGCCATTGTCAAAGCTGTTAAAGGTTCAAGTTCTTTCGCAACAGCCATCAACACTAAAGGGTCATTACCGAAGGAATCCGAAATGCTGGAAATGGCAAAATTACTTGAGTGTTCCGTCATGGACTTCTTCGCAGACGAGGAAGACTTACCCGAGACCAAACCAGCCAACGAGGACGAGGAGGACATTCTTCGTATCTACCGGGGATTGTCCCGGCGAGCGAAGCATGAGTTCATGTCTATGGCTTATGAATTTGAGAACCGTGAGGAGCTTGAGGGGGATAAGGGAACAACTGCGGCAGTGTGATAAGGTCATTCCCTTCGCTTTGATATATAGAAAGAAGATATTGGAGGTGAGACTATCAAAGCGGTAATATATGCTCGTTACTCGAGCCACAACCAACGAGAAGAATCAATCGAGGGACAGCTTCGTGAGTGTCACGAATTTGCCCTCAAGAACGACTTCATTGTCGTAGACGAATATATCGACCGGGCTATCTCCGGCAAGACAGACAACAGACCGAGCTTCCAGCGGCTTATCAAGGACAGCGAGAAGGGGCATTTTGACGCTGTGATTATGTACACCCTTGACCGCTTCGCCCGGAACAGGTACGACAGTGCCATTTACAAAGCAAAGCTCAAACGCAACGGTGTGAAGATTTTCTACGCCAAACAGCCAATGCCGGACACCCCGGAGGGAATCATTCTCGAATCAGTCCTCGAGGGATATGCGGAGTATTACAGCGAGAACCTTGCCCGGAGTATCAAGCGAGGTATGAAAGAGAACGCTCTCCACGGTATCGCTATGGGAAGCCCTGTGCTTGGATATAAGATAGGAAACGACCGTCAGTATGAGATTGACCCAGTGGGTGCAAAAGCCGTCAGAACCATTTTCACGATGTATGCAGAGGGAAAATCCAAAACGCAGATTGTGAACTGGTTGAATGAGCATGGGTTTAAGACCTCCCGAGGAAATGCCTTTAATAAGAACAGCCTGTCCCGGATTCTGCGAAATGATAAATACATCGGAGTGTACCGATACGATGATGTAGTTTTGGAGGACGCAGTACCTCCTATCATCGACAAGACCTTGTTCGATAAGGTACAGGCAACTTTCCGGCACAACTACACAGCCCGGGCAAAAGCCAAAGCCATAGAGGACTATTTACTCACTACAAAGGTCTTCTGCGGTCACTGTAGCGAGCCTATGGTGGGTGAGAGCGGCACTTCAAAGACCGGGAAGGTTCACCATTACTACAAGTGTGTGAATCGTAAGAGGAAGCACAACTGCGAGAAGAAGGTCGAGAAAAAAGAATGGCTCGAGCGGACTGTCGTTGAGTTCACGGTGCAACAGGTACTCACCGATGAAAACATAGAGAAAATATCCACTCGAGCTATGGAGCTGATTGAGAAGGAGCTTCAAGACACTTCCGTTCTCATAGGTTTACAGGAGCGATTGAAGGAGACCAATAAGAGAATCAAGAACCTCATGTCGGCAATAGAGCAAGGCATTATCACACCAACAACGAAGGAACGTCTTGAGGAGCTGGAAGAAGAACGCAGAGACCTCGAAGGGCAGATTGCCCGGGAGGAAATGAAAAAGCCCCTCTTGACGAAGGAGCGAATCATGTATTGGCTCGAATCGTTCAAGAGGGGTGATATTGAAGATGTTGAGTATCAGCGGCGTATCATCGACACGCTTGTCAACTCGGTTTATGTGTACGATGATGGGGATAAAGGACGTAAGCTCGTGCTGACTTTCAACATTTCGGGGAACAATACGCTCACTATCTCGAGTTCGGATATTGAGCGCACAGCTCCACTAAAAGACACAAACATATCCTTTGCATCATATCCCTGTGTCATATTCCGGATATAGGTAGTTGCTTCCGACACAATCTCTTCATAACGATTCTGATTCGCCTCCACAAACCACTTCATCATCCGGTCAAAATATTCATATGTATTCTCATGTGCATGAGCCTCGATCTGTTCTCTGATATGATCTGCGTCCACCTGCGCCAGCTTCTTGACCGAAAATGGAATCCGTCTGCCATTCGCATAATAACGGTTGCCCGTCGTATTCCACACCGAATCCCTGTGATACTTCATCGGTTCTCCTAATACTGCCTCCATCAGCAGTCGCTCCTCCGGAAATACCGGACGAATATCCGATCCGATTCTCTTACCCGTTGCACCACACCGTCCACAGTGCTCTTCAAAAAGAGGAACCTGACAGTCCGTGCACCAGAAAATATCCGTCTGCACTAACCGTGTTCTCTCCCTGCAAACCGGACATATACTGCTCATACATTCTATATTATCTTTGTCACATCGATACGTTATCATTCTCTTCCATCCATATCTTCCGGTCGAATTCCAAGATATAAACATAATTCCAGAAACTCGCCTGCCTCCAATGTCTCTTCTGTTTCAGGAACTAACTTCTCCAAGGCAACTCCCGTATCCATCGCCACGCGTTCCGGTGAAATATGCTGCTGTGCTATATAGTTTGCCAAACGATTCGTTACCTTCATTCCTCTCCACCTTTTCTCGGAATTGTAGAATTATTTCTCACATTCTTCCATTATATTCTCATTTACCGAGAATATCAACTAAATTAAAGTTCTTTTTCCGAGAATCAATTGACACTCCCATTTTGCTGGGCTAATATAGAAAAAAACACTGGAAATCCGCATATACTATGATAGATGGCACGTCTACAAGAACGAACCGTGAAAGGAATAAACCATGAAAAATGAACAAATCGGGAGAATGCTCCGATATTATAGAACGCTTCGAAAACTTTCTGTCCAAACCGTATCTGACAAACTAAAGGATGCCAACCTTCCTTCGGCTACAAAGACCATTTATGCCTGGGAATCCGGACGTACGCAGCCCGATGCAGATCGTCTGCTATATCTTTGTAAATTATACGAGATTGATGATATTCTGACCGAATCCGGCTATCTGCCAAAGGATGCCAGACCATTCCGTGCTACTGCGTTTGAGAAACGTCTGGTATTGGCTTACCGTGAACACCCGGAGGTTCAGTCAGCAGTCAACAAACTGTTGGAACTGGATTAAATTTGTCTTGATCATCAAGAAAACAATTGAGAAATCCGACAAATTATAGTATAGTGAATGGAGATTCATTCGAGCACGAACACATCCTGAGCCATCGGAGGTCAACATGTTAGAGAAAGCCATTGAGATTGCAGTAGAAGCACACAGAGGACAGATAGACAAAGCCGGCAAGGAATATATCCTTCATCCCATGCGGGTTATGCTACGGGGGCGGAACGATACCGAGATGATCGTTGGCATCTTACACGACGTGGTAGAAGATACCCCTATTACGATCGATATGCTGCGTTTGGAAGGTTTTTCAGAAGATATACTTACTGCCATTGAATGCGTCACCAAGCGCCGGGGCGAATCATATGGTACTTTTATCGATCGCGTTTTAACCAATCCATTGGCAACCCAGGTCAAGTTATATGATATGGAAGATAACATGAACCGCGATCGCATTCCTTATCCTACTCCTAAGGATGAAGCGCGTTTTCGAAAATACGAGAAGTACCACAAAGTGATTCTCCAACAATTAAAAGAATATCAAAAAGCAGGGCTGATATAA